CTCCCACAGGAGCAATTGACGAGCAGTAGGTACGCAAAGTCGAACTTCGCCGGACCGACGACCGTCGAAGGCGTGAACGCGACGGGCAAGCCGCACGAGCACCTCACGCGGCACCGATCTCTTCCAGCGCGTGCGCGATGGCGTCAGCGCCACCCTGCCCGCGCGCAGTGGCGATCGCGACGCCGCGCTCGAACAGGATGCACGTGGTGCCGATGCCCGTTTTGCGGACCTTGTACTCGCGCGTGGGGTCGCCGGCTTGCCAGCGGTCCGCAGTGTCGAGGACCTCTTCGACGGTTTCGAGCGAGCTGGTTTTGACGGGGGCGTTCATTCGGCACCCTCCGGCTTCGCGCCCGGGATGTGGCGACCGTAGAACGCGTCCTCGTGGCATCCGCGACATTGACCATCGACGACCGCCGGCTTGCCGCAGGAGCAGCTCGGGATCAGGCGCATCGCGAGCTTCACCCGCGCCTGGCGAGCGGCCATGCAGAGCTCGTTGGCCACGTCGACCACGTTGCGGTGTGGGCTCGGCGCGTTCGGCGGGCCATCTTCATGGGGGGCGATCACAGTGACCCCGCTTCGCGGTTATCCAGTTCGCTCGAGGTGACGGGCTCGGCCCCGATCTGACGCACGCCGCTGATCGTCAGCTGCGTCTCGAGCTCCCGCTGCGCCTCGCGGCACTCGCGGGCGTAGCGGCGAAACTCGTCACGCACGCTACCCATGCGGCTCTTGTCGGCGGCCAGGTCCCACTCGACAGCACGCTCGCGCTGCCGCTCAGCTTCGGCGCGCTTGCCCGCCTGTTGCCGACGCACGAGCTCGAACTCGCTCACCTCTCGGACCTCGAAGTCGCCGAAGTGTGCGAGCCGGACCTCGAAGGCCTTGCCGCCCTCGACCGGGCGGAACAGGCCGCTCACGAACGGGACGCCCGTGATCGTGCGGGTCGGGGATTCCTCGCGGGCCTGGCCGCGGGCGTAGGACTCGGCACCCTCGCGGGTCGTGAAGTAGACCGGGCGCGCTGGGTGCGCGTCGTTGGCAGCGCCGGGGAGTAGCGAGACGGGAACGGTCACTTGCCGGCTCCCAGCGCGCTGATTTGGCGGCGGGTGTCGGCTATCGCCTGCTCAACGCAGAGGCGCATCGCGGCGGTGATGCAGGTGGCGAGCTCGGCGGCCTGGAAGGCCAGGCGGGCGTTCAGGGTGCGGAGGGCTGCGGCGTTCGGCATGCCTCCAGTCTATAGCTATAGCTAACCAACTGCCAAGAGAAAACATCGCTATGGCTATAGATTGTTTTTCTAACGCCTATCGGTGGGGCGCCCGGGTCTCCGAATCCTTTGTTCTGGTGTTGCAAAAAGGTCTGCCAACGGGGCCCCTAGCGCCCGCCCGAGTTCGCAGAGCGTCGAAAAGCTCGGGCTGGCCGTGCCCGCTTCGAACCGCTGCACAGTGCGCACACCCACGTCGATGCGCTCCGCAAGAGCCTCTTGCGTCAGCCCGCGTAGCTCGCGCAGCTCGGCGACGCGTAGGCCGAACCTTCGCATCGTGCGCCGCGTCGCATGTTTCAGCGCCAGGTGATGAAAGCGCGCCCATCAAGTAGTTAACACGGCACATGGTGCCGGGTTACGCGCGCGCAAAGCCGTGTTACGCCCGCCCGCAAATGGGATACCTCACACGAATCGAGGAACGGGACGGGGTGCTATGCATCGAGGTGCACAGCAAGGCAGGGGCGGCGCTCGTGCTCGTAGCGCTATTCAATGTCGCGCTTACGGCTGACATACCGTGTGTGTTGCGGGAACTGACTGTTCTTGCGAGTCGATGCGCGGACGTCGGGGGGACCGGGGAGGAGAGTTGCGGCTGACTGCTTATTTGCGGGCGACGGTCCTACCGTAGAGGAGACGATAGTTCGGATTCGCTCGATTGCTTGTGAGGCGTCGAGCACCTCCGATCCCTCGGTGTCGATCACCTCGCGCCCAGCCAAGATCATCCCGGCTAGTCGCGGATCGTGACGCGCGACGCCGGTGAGCAGTTTCGTTCCGATTCCCTTTTTTCCGGAAAGGAACTCCGAGACCGTTGGCTGCGACACGCCAAGCGCCTTTGCTGCGGCAGAAAAGTCGTCTCCCCACCGATCCTTTATAAGCCTGCGGATTTTAGCGCGTGCGAAACTGTTCTGCTCGGGGGTGGCGGACTTCGACGCGCTCATAGCTATAGCGTATCTAGTTCTTTGATAGCCATAGCGAAGAAATAGATTGCCCATTTCATCGCTATGGCTATAAGTTCCAGGTATGAGCGCATCTCGTCTGTTGGTTGATTGGAGGAAGGAGGCCGGGTTGACCCAGGGTCAATGCGCCGAGCGCCTCGGCATCAGCCAGCCCACATGGTCAAATTATGAGCACGGGCTGAAGGTGCCACGCACGGTGGTGGCGGTGAAGATCGCGACCCTCACCAACGGCGCCGTTCCGGTCGAAGCTTGGGGCAACCAAGAGACGGACGCGGCGTGACCTTGCTTCGCCCGTCCCGCATCGGCTCACCGCCCGAGCACGGGCAGTCGCTCTCGTACCAAGAGAGCCCTTGGTGCGCCTACGACGCTGCGAGTCCGCACCGCGAGGCGCGAGTGATGGCGATCAGCGAATACACCGCGCGCGTCGCTGGCGGGATCGCGCTCGGGCTTCCGGCTTGGCGCATTCGTGTGCGCCCAGCGCTTCGCTCAAGTCTTCAGGCGTAACTGCTCTCTAACTCTTTGGTGCCGTCGCATGTCGTCGAAGTCCTCAAGCCCCCCAGCGTTGGTTCGTCAGTCTTCTGCGCCGTCTTCGGAGCACCAACGCCCTCGCTATCTTCGCGTTAGCCATGCTTCCAATCTACGCGAGACCGAATCTTCGGCCATTGCGCCTACGCAAAACGATGTCCGTGAAAACGCTGACGAATCGGGGCTGCACGACTCGTGCAACCTGCGCGCGGCTGAGTGGCTGACGCGCGAGCGGGAAGAGTCGGGACTCACTGTCGAAGAGGCGGCGGAAGCCGCACGGGTTTCGCCGACGACGATTTGGCGACGAGAGAACGGGCTCGTTGATCTGGGTCCGCTGAAGCAGCTCGTTGCGCTTCGGAAGCGCGCAATCAAGAGGGTGAAGTGAAGACGGACCAGAAAATAGCCTGGGGCGTAATCGCCTTCAGCATCGCAACCTCCTGCGCATTCTCCCGGGCGGCTCATAGCGAAAGCCCCCCCCTAGCTGCCCGCATCGCCATTCTAGTCCCACGCTTCGCCGCCAAGGGGGTCGAAGCCGTGGACGCTGAAGCATTTGGTGCGGCCGTCGACACCGCCTGCAAACACGACCGCGAGTGCGCGGCTCGGCTCGTCACGATGGCGATCGCGGAGTCTGGTTTATCTGCTGCGGTAGCTCGCTCCGAATACAAGCCGCACGAGGGAGACTCGTTCATCGATCGCAACGGCGTTCGACAGCATCGCGCTTGGGGCACGTTCCAGCAGCATAAGTCGCGCAACAACGCCGACGTGTGGGGCAGTGACGACCTGCTTATCCAGGCGCGCTCCGCTCGCTCGATGCAGCTCGGCGCGTTGGCGGAGTGCCGATCGTTTCGCGGCGTGCTGCCCGAAGTTGGCATGTGGCGCATCCTGAGCGGACGCGGCTGCGCTTTCCCATATTCGGGCGAGGACGCGCGGCAACAACTCCTGGCGCGCGTTCGGAGGGCACTGTGATCGTGCAGCTCGTCGTCTCTGCGCTACCGATGCTCGCGATCACCGTCGGGCTACTGCTCGGGGTCCGCCGATGAACCGCGCCACCGGGGCCGCCGCAGCTCGGGCCGTCGACCGCTTGCTGCTCGCCAATAAACCCGCGCCCGATGCGTGCTCGTGCGACCAGGCGCTCGCTCTGCAACGTCGGATTAACGTGGCTGTGCCGTTCGTCGTCGAGGCGATCAGCCATCTCGACCGCGTGCCGTCCACGACGATCGCGCGTGACGCCGATCCCGACGCGGCCACGTTGGCGCTGATCAATGCTCGCAAGGCGCTGAGCGCGCTGGAAAGCGGGGACGAGTGACGAGCAGCCGATTCGAGATCCCCCCGTTCGTGAATGAGGTGATGCTGCTTAACGCATACCTAGACCGCGCTCGCCCGATTCCGGAAATCGCCCAATTCGCTTCGGCGTCGCTGCTTCGAGCGCATGGGTTTCTCCCGCGCGAGCAGGGCTCGGTGGCGGGATGCTTCCGAGAGATCGGGATCGCGATCTGGGAAGACATCTGCGGACCTTCCGACGGAGATCGCGTCTACTTCGTTCAAGCGTCGTCAGATGGCTTGATCAAGATCGGCCACTCGACATCCGTCGCAAGTCGCCTTGCGGTGCTGCAGGCCAGTAGCCCTGTCAAGCTACGCTTGCTGTTGGACGTCCCGGGCGGTGCGCCGCTGGAGATGTTCCTCCATGAAGCATTCGCCGTGTGGCGGCAACATGGCGAATGGTTCTCTCCGTGCCCGGCGCTACTAACGCTCATCGCCCAGTTTGCCCAGGAGACCCGTTGATGTCTGGCACCGTCGAAGAGCTCCCGTCAGGCCGCTGGCGCGCGCGCAAGAAGAACGCCGCCGGTCGCTACAAGTCGCTGCCCGGCACCTTCGAAACTCGCGACCTCGCGCTCGGCGCGCTGGGCGAGCCGCTTCCAAAGGTCGGCACCGCCCAGACCCTGAACGAGTTCGGCGAGCTGTACCTCGAACGCCGAGCCAAGAGCGGTATTCGCGACATTCGCACCGATCGCAATCGCTGGAAGGTAGCTGTCACCAAAGACCCGATCGGCAACATCGCACTCAAGAAACTCAAGGTGAGCGACGTGCGCGACTTACGTGATCGGCTTGTCTCGTCGGGCCTGAAGTCGACGACGGTCTCGAACGTGCTGAACCTGCTCCGCGTGTGCCTCGAAGATGCGGTCGAGCGCGAAGACATCCCGCGCAACCCCGCGCGCGAGGTGCGCCTTCATCGTTCGAGCAAGGCGGTCACGGAAGACACGTGGACCGTACTCGACCCGGACGAGCAGCTGATCGTGCTCCGCACCGTCCTCCAGCATTGCCCCGACGAGTGGCATGCCGTCGCCTTCGCCCTGAGCTCCGGCGTGCGCCCTGGTGAGCAGTGGGCGCTTCGCTGGCAGGACGTCGATCTGCCCGGCCGCGTGGTCGTCATTCGCCAGTCCGCCCGCTGGGGCAAGGTCCGACCGACGAAGACAGGAAAGGGCCGCCGGGTACCCCTTACGACCCTCGCCGTTCAGGCGATCGAGGAGGCGCTCCTCCGCCGCAAGAAGGGCTGCGTTTGGGTTTTTCCGACACCCAAAACGAACCGCCTGCGCGCCACCGATCACCCGCGGCGCTGGCAGAAGTGGCTCGCGCTATCGGGCATCACTCGCCGCGTGCGCTGGTACGACTTGCGCCACACGTGCGCGACCGCGCTGCTCGCCGGCTGGTGGGATCGGCGTTGGTCGCTCGACGAGGTGCGCCAGATGCTCGGTCACTCGACCGTGAAGATCACGGAGCGCTATGCGCATTTGCTCGACGAGACTTTGCTGCGCGCGGGTCACGCCACGGGATTCCACGTCGATCCCGCGTCACTCGCCCCCGGCGGCAAAAAGCCCAACGAAAACGCCGGAGCCGATTTCGAGATTCGAACTCGAGACCTGCGGTTTACGAAAACTCAGCTTGGTAAGTGGTTACGCCAACTTGAAGGCTTAACCTTCGAAGAATTCCACGCGCGTTCCACGGCCGTGGATCTGGAGGTCGTGGACGGCTGGTCAGCCGCGGTCGCGGTCGCCCAAGACCAGTCCCGGCCGGGCGTTCTGCGCAAGGCTGCCCAGGGTCGCCTCGACCAATTCATCGCCACCGAGTACCGGCGGCTGGGGTTGGGTGCCCGCTGATGCCTCGCTGGAAAGGCGTCCTCACACGGCCCACCGGCCAACAGAACTATTACCAGGTCCAGCTCGCCGTCGACCGGGCGCAGCGCGAGCGCACGCTCGAGGCGCTGCTCGACTCGCTCACGGCCAGCGCCGTCCGGCTTCGGGTCGCGCTGGCCAAGATCGATGCGCGTCGCCGCGCCGAGGTCCGCAATGGCTGACGCCAAGGTCTTCTGCTTCGAGGCCGAGCTCTCCAGACGCCTCCCGCCCCTCCGACTCGGCACGCTCGAGGTGGACGGCAATCGGATCGTCCTCAAGGCCGACGTGATGCTCACGCCCGCGGCTGCGCGAACGATCGCGGCGCAGCTCTTGGTGCTCGCCGAATCAATTTCACCGACCAGGGCGGAGTAGCCGATGCGAGCCCATCAGCACTCCGCCCGTTCTGCGTCCGCGAACACTGACCATCCGATACGCGACCACATTCCCGCCACGCACCTACAACGCAACCGAAACGAGGGTCCCCATGCCTAAGGGCGTCTACGCGCGCAAACCGCGGGCGGCTTTCCTGGTTTGCTCGGTCGCTGACTGCAGCAAGCCCATGCGCGCGAAGGGTCTTTGTTTTGACCACTACCGACGCAACAGAACGTATGGGCGACTGGAAAAGCTAGCGACCCACGGCGCGACCGCGGGCGGCAAGCGGCCGACAGAATGGCGCATCTGGTCCGGGATGATCGAGCGATGTACTTCGCCAACTTGCCCAGCCTGGAAGAACTACGGCGGGCGGGGCATTCGCGTGTTCGTCGAGTGGCTGAACGACTTTGCGGCATTCCTTTCATACATGGGGCCGCGCCCGCGCGGGATGAGCATCGATCGGATTGACAACGACGGGCACTACGAACCCGGCAATGTGCGTTGGGCGACCAGCAAAGAGCAGAACTCGAATCGTCGAGACAACATCCTGCTGACGTTCGGTGGCGAAACGCTGACGTGCTGTGAATGGGCCCGACGACTCGGTGTCAACTTCACGACCCTGCGACGACGCCACAAGAAGGGCTGGTCGCACGAAAGAATTCTTACAACGCCGTTCCGATATTCGGGGCCGCGCGTTGCCAAACACAAGACCGAGGGAGTCTCCAATGCGCGCCGATAAAAGTGGGATCGAAGTAAATAAAGAAGAGCTAACCGCCCTGCTGGGCTTCGCTGGCGACGACACCAACTTCGGCGTCGTTCGCTTCCGCGTGAATGCCAGCCGCAAGCTGATCGTCACCGCGTCCGATGGCAAGAGAGCCGTCGAGCACACGGCCAACTCCGATGACGCCGAGCCGGGCGAGTGGGCGTTCGACCGCACGTTCATCGAAGCCCTGCGCCGTCAGACGGACAAGGGCGAGACGGTGGCGGTCATCGTGGCGGACACGAAAAAGGCCAAGGCGATCTTCCGCGGAGTCGAGTCGACCGCCGAGCGCGCCGAGATCAAGTGCCCCGTCACCGCGTTCTCCACGCAGGTCAGCATCGACGCGATCCACGGGCTTGTCGCGGGCAAAGACGCCGACCGCCTCGAAGGCTCTTGGTTCGCGTTCGACCCGGCGTTCATCGACGATCTCAAGAAGGTGACCGCCGCTGCCGCCGGATGCCCGATCAGCATCCTGCCGCCGGAGAACTCCGACGAGCTCGTGCGCTTCCGCGCGAGCAGCGATCGCGGCACCTGGCGTGGCTGCTTCAAGCCCACGCTGGTTTCGGCTCCCGGTGAAGAGGCCGAGACCGAGACGGATGCCGCGGCCCCTGGAAGCACGACGCAGGGCTTGCCCTCGTCGGCGCCCCCTGCCCTCGAGCTGACGAACCAGCTCGGCACCGCCAAGAAGCGCAAAGCGAAGGGCAGCAAGGAGCCGAAGAAGAAAGCGCCGTCCAAGCGCGCTCCCAGGTCGACCGCCGACGCCACCGCCTGAGCAGGAGCCGAATCGGATGCGCGAACCGTCATACCTTGGAATTGACGCCTCGAAGAGCTCGCTCGGGCTCTGCGCGGTCCCTCGCTCGTGGGATGGCGATTGGTCGCGCATCCGCCGGGAGACGCTCGAGATCAAACCGAAGAAGACCGAGCGCGAGAAGATCTTGGCGATGCTCGAGATCTCTCGCGACGTTCGAAGGTTCGCCATCATGTGCAACGTCCAGTGGGCCGTCATCGAGGACGTGCCCACGCAGCGCGCCTTCTCGATCAAGCCGCTCGCCGAGCTTCGGGGCTTCATCCGCTCCGAGCTCGCCCGCGAGTGCCAGATCTTCGTCGAGCCGGTGAACCAGTCCGCGGCGCGCAAAAGCTTTCTCGGCTACCTGCCGACCAGCACCAAGCTCGTGACGGTCGACCGCAAGCAGATCGTGCTCGCCGCCGTCGATGCGCTCACCGACGTCTTTCAATGGGACGACGAGAAAGACGCTTTTGTCACCGTCAACCACCGGATGGCGCGTGACCCCGGCGTGCACGTCATTCAGCTCAACGCGCCGAACCCCAACGCGGCGAAGCCGAGAGCCAGGAGGGCGGCGTGAAGCTTGAGACCGTCCTAGTCGCGCTCTTGATAGCGCTCGCCCTCGCGGTTGGTGTCTCCGTCGCCTTCGAATCGGACGATTGCGATGGGCGCGGCGGCGTCCTCGTGAAGAACGCCTGGGGCGGCCTGACCTGCGTGCGGGTGACACCGTGATCATCGTCACCGCCACGATCGCCCTCAGCCGCGAGACGGTGCTCTCCCTTGCGGCGGCTCACATCGCGCAGTTCTCGACCCGCCTCGAGCTCAAGGGCCCGGGCGTACGAATTGAGGATTGCGAATACTACAAGGCGCTTTGGATCGAGATCCGCACCTGCGTGAACCTCGGCCGTGAGCTCAACAGCGAGCACGTGCAGGAGCTGTACGACGCGGTGACGTGCGGGGACTACGATTGCTACCTCACGGCGGCGGAGTTTGCTGCGGCGCACCGGGCGCCGGCGAGGGCGTCATGAGCGCCTTCAGTCGTCACTTCTGGGAGCGCGTCAACATGCGCGGGCCGACGATGCCGCACATGGCCACCAACTGCCACATTTGGACGGGTGCAACATTCAAGCTGCGTGGCGGGTATGGCGCAGTGGGGCGCGATAGCAAAGTCGAAAAGGCACACCGAGTCGCATTCGAGTTGGTCAACGGGCGAAAGCCTGGGCCCGTTCTGCGCCACCGCTGCGACAACCCTCCGTGTGTTCGCGTTGATCACCTGATCGAGGGCACCCACGCTGACAACGTATTGGACAAGACAACTCGCGATCGGGTTCCTCATGGCGAACGGCACCACGCGGCTCGGTTGACGGAGGAGAAAGTCCTTGAGATGCGCGCGCGGCGTACTGCCGGCGCTTTGCTGTCAGAGCTCTGCGTGGACTACGGCATCTCTATGGCTGCCGCGTCGACCATCTGCCGCGGCAAGGCCTGGAGACGTGTGGCGCACGGGCAGATGAAGAACACGGTGAGCGGGATCGCGGCAGGAGGCTCCAGGTGAATTCCAAGGTCGAAACCAAGTCCACGATCGCCATCCCGCCCGCGCTTGTGCCGGTGCTCGACCACCTGGTCACCGACTACGCGCTGGCGACGAAAGAAGAGCCGGTGGCTTGTCGGCGGGCGGTTGAGATTGCGATCATTCAGCGCGGCGTTGCAGCCGTGAGAGAGGGTTTGAAGAAGTGAGCGGCAGAACTCCGGACGAAGGGCGCTACAGCAAGGTCACGAGAAGAATGTGGAACGACAGCAAGTTCCGTGAGCTCTCGGCGCCAAAGCCCAACGCCCAATCACTTTGGTTCCGGCTGCTGACGGGGCCAGAGTTAGGCATCATCCCTGGCCTCTTCGCCGCTCGTGAAGCGGGGCTCGCTGACGCTTTGGATTGGCCGCTCCCGGCCTTTCGCAAGTGCTGGAAGGAGATCGAGTCCCGTGGCATGGCCTCCGCCGACTGGAAGGCAGGGGTGGTTTGGGTGCCGAACTCGATACGGCACAACGAACCGACCAGCCCCAACTCGGTTGCGAGCTGGCGCAGGGCCGCTAATGAACTACCCGAGTGTCCGCTGCGCACGCAGGCGTTCGAGTCTCTGGCCGCGTACCTAGAAAGCATGGGGGCGCTTTGGATCGGAGCATGGCAGCTCGCCCTTGGCTCTGCCTCGACGCCCGCTAAGATCCGGGAACATGTGCGTGATGCGGTCCGTGAGCGCGACGGCGACAACTGCCGCTACTGCGGAATAATTGCGAATTGGAACGATCGTAAAGGCCCCACCGGGGCGACCTATGATCACGTAGACCCCACTGGCCCGGCCAGCCTCGACAATATCGTCGTCGCATGCCGAGCGTGTAACTCGAAGAAGGGATTCAAAACTCCCACGATGGCCGGTCTAGTTCTGCTTCAGGTCCAATCTGGTGCCGACCTAGATCAGAATCTAGATCCAGATCTGAACCCCTTCGACACTCAGGAGCAGGACTCAGGAGCAGGACTCAAGAAGCAGGAGCAGAAGATCTCGGAGCCTCCTGCGGCTTCTCCGGATTCAGAATTCCAAGACAAATGCCGCATCTGGCTTCGCTCGCCAGCCACCGCGAGCATCGAAGGCGCATCGCAGCATCCAAAGATCCGCCAAATCGCAGAAGCTTGGTGCAGACCGTTCGGCGTTGCCTCGGTCAAAATGACCGACAACCCGTCGAAGAGCAGCGATCTGGCTGCCATCGTGCAAGCATTTGCCGCGGGTTACTCCGAGCAAGAGCTGCTGCATGTAGCGGAACTGGCACCAGGTGACGCTTTTATCCAGGAAATCGCCCGGGGCGGCGGCGGTGGGCCCTCGGTTTTCTCACTGAAAGTGATCGACGGGATTCTGAGACCTGGCACGATCCGAAGGAGAAGACCCAGATCCGACGAAGCTTCAGGACCCGAACCGGTGGATCCGAAACTCGAGGCCGCTGCTCAACAGCGCCTCGCCCGCGAAGCCGAACGCCAGCGTCTGGAAATCGAAGAACAGACGCGCCAAGCCCGCGCCGAACTGATCGCCCGCGGCATCGACCCCGACAGCGGCGTTATGCCCAGCATCGCCGCCCTAACCGCGAGGATCGGTTGATGCCCGACGGCGGCTCAAGCCTGACCCCGCAACCCGGCCGCGTGCCCGCTAGCGACCTCGACGCCGAGGCCGCGGTCATCTCGGCCATGGTGCTCGACCCGGCCTGCATCGACGCCGTGCGCGACTTCCTGAAGCCAGGGCACATGTACGCGGACGCGAACCGCCGGATCGCGGAGGCAATCTTTGATCTCGCCGACCGCGACGTGAACCCCGACCCAGTGGTGATCGCCAATTGGCTGCGCGAGCGTGGCCGGTACGATCAGATCGGCGGCGGTCCTTACCTGTTCCAGATCATCAACGCGACCCCGACCGTTGCCAACGTGGTCGACTACGCCAAGATCGTCGTCGAGAAGGCGCGGACGCGCGCCATGACTGCCACGTGCCAGCGAATCGCTGCCGAGGGCTATGGGCAGATCCCGGACGTCGCTGCATGGCTGTCCGCGGCCGAACAGGCGGTGTTCGACGTGGCCGAGGACGAAGCCGTCGTCGATGCGGTCGAAGCGATCACGGTACTCGTGCCGGTGATTGCTCGTGAGCTCGTGACGCGCAAGGACGAGCGGCCTGCTGGCGCCGGCGGAGTCGCCTGCCTCACGCCCGAGCTTCACCGGTTCCTGAACGGCTACCAGCGCGGGAAGCCCTACCTCGTCGCCGCGCGCCCGGGCATGGGCAAGTCAGCCTTCGCACTCCAACAGTGCATCGAGGTCGCCAAGACGGGAGAGCTCGCCGTGTTCATCAGCGCCGAGATGACCAAAGAAGAACTCGTACAGCGCGCGGTGGCTCAGCTCGCCAAGGTCGACTCGCGTCGGATGGCGAAGGGCGAGCTCCAGCGCGGTGACTATGAGCGGATCATGGCGGCCGCCGATCAACTTGCCAAGCTCCCGCTGTCGCTGTCGTTCAGGCCGGCGGGCACGACGGCTCAGATCCGTGGCGACGTTCGGCGCGCGCACGCGGACCAGCGGAAGCGCTTTGGCTCCGAGCTACGCCTCGGCATGGTGGCAGTCGACTACATCCAGATCCTGGACGGCGGACGCGAGAAGGGTGAAAGCCGCGAAAGCGAGGTCGGGCAACTGAGCAAAGAGCTCATGTGGATGGCTCTGCAGACCGACGCGGTGGTGCTCGTGCTGAGTCAGCTCAATCGCGACGTCGAGAAGCGGCCGAACAAGCGCCCGACGATGGTCGACTTGCGCGACAGCGGCAGCCTCGAACAGGACGCTTTCGGCATCCTGTTCCTGTACCGCGACGACTACTACAACAAGAACAGCAGTGACCGCGGGATCTGCGAAGTGATCGTCGCGAAGCTACGCGAGGGCGCGACGGGCAAGTTGCTGCTCAAGTGGACGCCCGAATACCTGCGCTTCGACGACCTATCGCCGGAGTACGTTTACCACGACGACTCTGCGGATTTGTTCAATGCGTACGACCCCGATCAGCAGTGAGGAGAAACCGATGAGCCACCCCCACGTCGAACACGCCCGAGCCTTCATGACGATGCTGCGTGACTTCTGCCAACCGAACCCCGAGGGCGACCACTACGAGCCCATGCTCGAGTGCGCGGTGCGCGATCTGGCGCAGGGCGCCGCCGCCCTGATCGAAGCGACCGCGAAGTCGCTGCCCCTGCCGGCGGATGACGATCCGGCGCAGCTCCGCGTGCGCATCAGCAATCTCGAGGCGCAGAACGACGGCTTGCGGGTGAACAACGCGGCGCTGCGGGACGCGATCGCGCTGCTGTCGAATCCGGTCCAGGTCGTCACGAACAATCACACCGTACACGTGGCAGCCGAGCCGAAGACGCCGCGCATCCCACCGCCGCCCGTCGAGGTTGGGTCGTGATCTTCACGCTTACGTTCTCCCGCGAGGAGGTCGAGGAACTGATCAACGGGCTCAACTGGGCAGGCAACGAGGGCCAGGACGGTGAGCTCGCGGATCCACTGAAGGCCCGCTTGCGATCGGCGCTCGATGGTCCGCAGTGGGTGCAGTCCACGAGCATCCTTGACGACATCAAGGCCGGCGCCGAACGCATGAAGCAGACCCATCGCGAGACGCCGTACCTGGAGATCCCGGCGGCTGCTCCTCCGGCGCGTCCGACAAATGCGAGTCCTGCGAAGGCGCCTGGTGATCTGAACTTCTACGACGACACGCTACACGTCGACCTCTGGTACCCGAACATCGAGCGCGAACCAAAGGATCCACCGCGGACCTTCGATCACCCTGTTGCCGTCCAGGTCGGCCTGATGCACGTGCGCGCGGCCGACGATATCCGAATTGAGTACGACTTCGAGCGGGATGGCTACGTCGTCAAGCAGGGCTCGATCTTCGAGTGGCCCGCCAGCGATACCGTGTGCGATCGCGATTGGCAGGAGGTCGCTTTCGTCGAGGCGTGGGGACGACAGGTCGAAACCGACGACGCGCCAGAGACGGAGAGAAACACATGAAGCCCATCCGCCTGCGCATCTTTGCGCGGTCCAGCATGGGCCGCCAGGTGATCGACTACATCGTCTATTCGCGCAAGCGACAACGGAGGTACGCCCTCTCGATCATGCTGGTGGGTGACGAGCAGCACGATCGATACTTGGTTGCCGATGCGCTCAAACGCTTGCGGGCAGGTTGGCGCGCCGAACTGCTTGGCGCCGATTGGGGGCGACGTAGCGCAATGCGACGGCAGGCCCTGCGAGAAGCCGAGTTCAAGGCTAAGCACCCGTGGCTATACCAATGAACCGCCGCAACTTTCTGCGCCTCGGCGCCCTCTTCGTGCCGGCGGCCGTCATCGAGCCGCGGCGGGTGTACTCGTTCATTTGGGCGAGGCCTGAGTGGTATGTGTGGGATCCCGTTCCAGACGCTCGGTTTCGCGACGATAACTTAGATGCTCATGCGTACGCCTTGCGAGCCGCGGCGGGCGAAGGCGACTTCTTGTTCGATTCGAACGGCGACCTGCAATTCGTGTCGGTGAACATCGGAGAGCTGATCGCCAAGTCGATTCGGAAGACGATCGACGAGGCATACAGACAGCGACTGCTGTCGCTGGAGCGCATCATGATCAAGGGCACCGTTTCAATCTGAAAGAGGCGAGCGTGAGCGAAGAGAAGAAACCGACAATCGCGGAAGACTTGGATCTGCTGAGTTCGACGATCAACCTCGCCGAAAGCGATCGAGCGACGTCGCCCACCGACTTCGAGCAAGAGCGTCAGGCGTTAGCCAGGGTCCGTGACTTCTGCGAGCGGCACGAGGCTCGCGAAAGGTCGCGCACCCTATCAGGCGTGAGCGTCACGGTTCCGCTGTACACCGAGGAGCATTACAAGGCGCTGCTCGAGATCGGCTTCGATCTGGCGCTGCAGGCGGTAGGTCCACAGCTCAAGACGGTGGTGAGTGCTCGAGGAACGATCGCCTGGACGCCCCCGGAAAACCCGTTTCGGCGGGAGAGCACAGCGGTTGGTGGCAAGCCAAATCCCGAGCACTAACGAAAAAAATACACATCCACAACAACCACGAATCGAGGAACGAATGGCCAAAACCAAGAAACGACCGGTAGCAAAAACGAAGCCGACTGCGCTGCAGCCAATGCAGAAGAGGCATGTACAGGAGCAAGCGTTGGCAGCGCTGTCAAAGATACTCACTCAGCAAACCATCGAAGAAAGAGATGCGGTGATAATCGACTCGCTTTCCCGGCTCGTCGCGACGCTGCGCTAGGAGCGCTGACGAACGAAACCCCGGTCACCACGCCAATGGTGCCGGGGTCCTCGCTGCTCCGAGTCTTCGCCAGACTTCTAAGGAGTAGCCCATGCCGAACAGCCACACAAGCATTGCTGCCACGCTCGCCCCCGCGAGGACGCTCGAGTTGGTGCGCGCAGAACGCGTGCCGCCGGTCTTCGCGTTGCCGGATATCCCAGAGCTGCACCGATCATCACGGCGGATAGATTCCGACGACGAGAGCGAGATCCGGTACTTCTTGCGCAACTGGCGCGTGTCCGACATAGCGGCGTCGAGCGGGTCTTTCGGCAATCAGCTCGAGCAGGCCGAGGCCTTTGGGTTCGGCGCGCTCCCGTGCCGCCGCTGCGGCGGAAAGTGGCGCGCGCGCCGGCTGCCCAAGGATCGGCAGTGCCCCGACTGTCGCACATCATTGCCCGCGGGAACCTACGCCTGCCCGGGGTGCCGGCGCGCCTTCATCTCGAGCTGGCAGGACGGCACGGGTCAAGCCCCGCGGAATCGCTTCGGCAAACGCATCTCGTACGCCACCGCGCTTGCCGAGTACCGATGCAAGATGCAGCGCGAACTCGGGATCGTCCTTTCCTCAAAACCGGTGCCAAAACCGGAACTGGGGGTCGACGCCGAGCAGATTTGGCGGGCGTCCGTCGAGGCTTTCGCGGCCCAGGGTAAGCGCCTCATGACCGACGCAGACCTGCGCGAGCTCTTCCCGCGCCTGCCCGAGAACGAGTGCGAGCAGTGCAAAGAGTGCGGGGGGATCGGTGTCACCCCACGCCGCGCGCCCACCCATGGCGAGATCACGGCTTGGCCAACCGGGAGCAGCAAACAGCTCGGAGGCGCCGAAAGTGACGACGCGGCGGCGATGACCCGGAAGCTTTCTGAGGGACGCACCGCCGTTTCAGACGGAAAGGCCTGCGTGCATCTGGCCGAGCTCGAACGCTACCTGGGCATGCAGACCCTGCTCGCCGACGTCGGGCGGACAGCAATGATCGCCCGGGTCGCCATCGAGGAGTACTACATCGGCGACAACGGGATGGCGGCGCTTGAGGTGGTGTGCGGGATTGTCGGCTTTGGCGACAAGCCCTCGGCGGCAAGAACGCGTGCAGCGAACGAGCTGCGGGACTTCTCGTGCCAGGTGTTCAACCTCTGCGCGTACGGGGCGCAGTGATCACCTGCGACCGACACACGATCTGCCACCACGACACGCCATGCCCTTGGCCGCGGCGGCGGTGTACACATCCGGGCTGCACGGCCGGGTGCCGAAGCGTCAAAGCGGAGCTCTGGGATCAGGTGCGAGAGCTATGGGCCCTAGGCCGCGTGCGGTGGTCCCAAAAGGTGAAGCCTTGAAGCGGGACGGCTTCGAGCAAGAGCTCACCTTCCGGGAGGCAGCCCAGAAGCTCAACCGCCGGCGGGACTCCCGTGGCCGAGCCCTGCGCGCCATGGTGCTCGCCCGCGAAAAGCAGACCGGCAAGAAGATTGCCATCCGACTCGGCGGTGCGGTCGAGCCCAAGATGCGCATCACGATCGGCGCCCTCTACCGAGCCTTCCCCGAGCTGATGCCGGCGCGCGTGGACGACATCGCCCGACTTGTGCGCCCGATGCTGGATCGCGAACGCGCGAGGACGCTTTCGGTCGTCCAACAAGAGATTCGCGAAAAAGTGGATCCGCGCCTCGATCGCCTCGAGAAACAAGGGCGAATCATTCGCAAGGCACTGGCAGATCTCGACAAGGCGTAAGCCGACAACTGCCACGAACTGCCACCCCCCGGCCGTCTCGTTGACAGCTCCCGATTCCGGAGTCCAACCCGATGCCCTGACTCACTCGCGCGCACCGAGCCCAGAAGAGGCTACCGGCAAGCGTGCGTGATTGGGCGAGTCGAAGAGCGCCGCCAGGCGAGCTAACGCGAATCTCGTGGCAGCACGCCACGCAGCGGCGAGAAAGCTGGCCTCACTCGGGCCCGACATCAGGGCGCGCTGCCATCCCCAGTGGCCATGTTTTGCGGTTCGGCGTGCGCGCATGCCGATCTCGAGAGCAAGCGCTGGGCCAACCGAAATTGCTGAGGGGCAATGTCCGCAACCACCCGACGAATCCTCGACATGCGAGGGGTACAGACCGGCCGATTCAGGCCCGAACAGGCTCCCAAATTCGAGCGTGAACGCCTGAGGGCCAGCATCGCTGAGCGCCTGATCGCCAAGCAGATGGCCAGGCTTGAAGCGCAGCGCGGGGTTGAGCAGTGACGGCCAAGAAGGCTCCCAAACGGAAGACGGCTCCCAAGCAGGGTCGTCCACCGAAGAGCGTCCCAGCAGAGGAGGTCGCAGCAATTCTCGCCTTCTGCGCGCTGCATACGGACGAGGCGGCCTCCAAGCAATACGGGGTTTCGCTCAGGACAATTCAGCGGTGGAAGCTGGCGGTGAAGGACGGCAAGCGTCCGGACCTGGCGATCCTAGTCGCGGAAAACAAGGCCCAGGCGCTCGACAAGCACTCCGAACTCCTCGACCAGTTCTTCGCTGACGCTCTCGAGGCAGGCCGCTCAAAGCTCAAAACCTCGAAGGACAACACGCTGCGCAGCATCGTCGGCGCGATCAAGATCGCGGGCGAGCTGCGGATCCAGCGGGACTTGCTGAAGGACAATGACGACGATCCTGGGCTTCATCAGTCGGGCTCGGGGGCTGAAGAAGCAAAGCCGGGAGCTGCGCGAGGAGCGTCGCCGGCGCCGGGCGGAACGGCTGCAGATCCAGCGGGGCCGCGAGTCCACTGAGCAGCTGATCGCCGAGCAGCCGGTTGAGCTGCCGCGCCCGAACCTGATCGACTGGATCGCCCGGCTCTGGCCCCACCTCGACCGATTCGACTACTTCGCGCCGTACGCCAAGGCGATCGAATCTGCGATCGGGAACGCGCTGACCTACTGGTTTGCGGCCCCTCCGCAGCACGGCAAGAGCGAGTTCGCGCTGCGCGGGCTGCTGTGGATCTGCGCCTTTTTCCCGGGCTATCGCCACGCCTATGTCACGTACAACCGCGACAAGGCCAACGAGCAGTCGAAGCTTTTCAGGATTCTAGCGCTCGACGCGGGGTTCGTGGTGCGCGGCAATCTCGCCGTGGTCGAGCTCGTCAGCGCGGACGGCAAGCGCTCTTGGGTGCGATTCACGTCGATCCTGGGCGGACTCACCGGGTCGCCCGTCGATGGCCTTTTCCTGATCGACGACCCTGTTGCCGATCTCGAAGAGGCGAAGTCTCCGAAGATTCGGCGACGGTTTGAGAACTGGTACATCGGCGTGGCTCGAGCTCGCCGCCACAAGGGCACGAGCTTCATCGGGATGGGAACCCGGTGGCACCTCGACGACCCGGGCGGTTTTCTGATCAACAAGCAGGGGTTCACCTACGTGAACCTCAAGGCCATCGCGACACCAGCGAACGCCGGCGACCTCGACAGTGAGGGCCGCGTCGCATCCGATCCCCTCCTCCGCAAGCCTGGCGAATCTCTCTGGGTGGGGAAACCCCCGGAGTTCTTCGCTCGCGAACGCACCAACATCTTTTTTTGGTCCGCCATGTATCAGGGCGAGCCGGTGGCCATGGGCTCGGCCGTATTCGCCGAGCCTGGCACCGTCGCCATTGAGGCTGACGGTGCCCAAATCGCCCGCGGCGCCCGCTACTACCGCGAGCTCCCCAACATCTTCCGCACCGGCGCGTTCGGCCTCGACTTGGCCTACACCGCCAAGACGGCCGCCGACTGGTCGATCGTCATCGAGGGGATCGCGGCAGGCGACGATCTCTACGTCACCAACGTCATCCGAAAGCAGTGCGAGGCCACCGACTTCGCCATGACACTGCACAGCCTCGCGGCCAAACACCGCGGCTGGAAGATGCGGTGGTACGCCTCGGGCACCGAGAAGGGTGCGGCCCAATTCATTCGCAAGCAACTGCGGAAGAACGGCGCCGACCCGTTCAAGGTGATGACGGCCGTGGGCGACAAGTTCGTCCGCGCGATCGGCGTGGCGGCGCGCTGGAACTCCGGCCGCGTACTGCTGCCCGATCCCGAGGTGTTCGATGTGCCGTGGCTCGCTGACTTCCTCGAAGTGATCACGCGCTTTACCGGTGTCGACGACGAGCACGACGATGACGTCGATGCGTTGTCAGCGCTTCACGATCAGCTGTTCCACGCCTCACGCATGACGGAGGCACTCACCGGATAATCAATGAAGCGCAGCAAGAATCGCATGGCGGCAGCGCTGCAGCCGTCGAAGCTGCGCGTAGTCGACGCGGCGATCGACCTGCAATCACCCGCTGCGGCCCGCTTCGACTCCTGGGACGGGCCGATCGGCGGTTGGCAAAACCCCGTCACCGGGTTCGGCACCGCCAGCGATAAGACCTCGTACAATCGCTTCGCCCCGACGGCGTTGATGAACGTCGAGGAGCTGAGCGCGATCTATCACGGGGAAGATCTCGCGGCGCGCATCATCGACATCGTGCCCGACGAGATGCTCCGCGAGGGGTTCTCGGTCGACGTGGGCGATCCGGCGCTGAACGCGCTGGTGTCGGAGAAGTTCGAGGCGCTTGCCATCGACGACAAGCTTGCGGACGGCATTCGTTGGGGTCGCCTCTTCGGTGGTGGCGCGATCCTGCTCGGTGCCGACGACGGACGATCGGCAGCAACGCCGCTCGCAA